GATAAAGAATTAAAAATATCCTTAAACGATGGTGGTTTATTACAGTTAATACTAACAAATGGTATCGCATCAACAACCTTACAAAGAATATAAACAATCCAAGCCAATGAACCATAAACAAAAGTTATCAAGGCTTTCAATATCGGCCATAAAAATGCCAATAAGTGGACAACAACCATTAATGGTATTAAGAGAAGTGTTATAAAACTAAAGAAGAAATTAAATATAATAAAAATTAAATCGAAGTTTTTTACACCATCATTGGTTGGGAATTTATTACTAGTTGAATCACAAGTGTTATCTAAAATTTGTTTGATTCCAATAAATCTACCCCTGTTCGTTCCTTTATGATATCCATCTAAAAACTGAGACACTGTATAAACTCTATTATATCCGAACTCATAAAAAGTATCTTCACAATTAATAGCTGCTTGTGGATTAGCATAGTCATTCCAATCTAAAGAAAATGCGTATGATTTTTGTACTGCTTGATATTGTGTTGACCCTGTTAAAGCCCCATATGGATCTACTGCAGGACTATTCCATCCATATTCTTTAATATTTGGAACCAAGTAGTTTGCCCTTTTAACTTGCTCGCCTAAATCTGCAGATTGCTCCCACTTAACCTTGAACCTATATTTACCCTTAGTTGGTACTCCAACACTTGGGTCTAAAGAAATTGTTCTCTCACCAAACTCATTTGTTATTATGTAATCTAAGTTCATTGGAACATCAGCTAACCACGTTCCGTCACCATCAATTATTTTCGCACCACCGTCAAATTCATATTCCTCTAATACTGGTTTTCCTGTGCTATCTTGGCCTACAGTTTGTCTAATACATAATATTTCTCCCGGTCCTGAAACCAAATCACATAAGTTACCAGCTTCAGTTGCCGGCCTACAGTTTTTTCTTAATACTCTTGAGTCTGTTGCAGAAACCACAGAACCCATGAAAACAGCTGTTGGTTGAATATCAATATTCGCATCATCTCTTAGGTCAAAATCAACTCTGTTGATGGCAATTTGACATACTTCAGGTTGTCCCCAAAGAGGTGAAACATCTATATTCGCTTGTAAATTTAAAATTTGAGGTAAGGAATTTAAATCAGCAGAAGCTTTAAATCCATTGCCATTAAATTGGTTCTCTGTTGCTAACCCCATTCTAATCAAATCTTGAGGGGTAAGGCTGAACTCACCAATATCTGAAAGGTCAGCATCCATTACAACAGTTTGGTTCCCTAATGGAACTCCCATGATCATATAATCACCACTGTCGTTAGTCTTTACCGTATACTTATAATACTTGTCGTAAACTTGAATAACTGTTGGATTGGCTAATACATCACTTCTTGATGGGAATGTCCCTGTTGGAACGTGAGAAGAATAAGATTTTTCATATGGTAATAAATTATATCTGTATCCATCCTCATTCTTATCTGTCGGTGATTTGTATGGGTAAAGAACACTAACAATTTGATTATTTTGATCTTCTTGTGCAATAGGAACAAAGACTGAAACCCTAACATTAGGTAATCCGAATCCACCATTTGCCGTAACACGTCCAACAACAACACCATAATCCGCACAGTTTCTTGTGTAGATGTCATCGCTTTGAATCTTCAAAGAAAGTATTTCCAAGAAATCAAATTCTTGGTCGATTTGTACGTTAATAATTTGGTCTGAACCTGGTTCGGTTCGTATTCTGTAGGAATTACCCATTAATGCCTTTTTTGATAAATAGTTTAACCCCCATTTTCTAAGGAAAAGAAATGGCGTATTAATCAATGATAACCTAATGGTTGATTAAATAAACTTAAGTAAACGAAACGTTTTGGAAGTTCTTAACTCTTACTCTAATATCCTTCTGTGGATATCTAATTTGATAGACCTGACTTGGTTGAGCAAATATGGTATCATCAACAGGTCTTATCTGTCTTGTTTCATCGTCAGCATATGGCATTGATGTTTGTGCTGATGAATATTGTCCTCCAACTTCATTAAAAATCTGAAGTCCCGCAACAGTAATTACACCATTCTCATCTTGAATCAAACTATTCAATTGGGCTAAATAAATATTTTGACCTAACTGTCTAACCTGTGGATCCATGAAAGTAGATATCTTATTAACTATGTTTGAAATAACTTGTCCTTGGTTCTGAGTTGAATCTAAGACAACCGCAATATCAATACTAATATCAATAACCTCAGCGGTCTCTATTGAGATATAATCATTCAACATTCTATAGTTTGATAAATAATTTGCTAAGTTCTGTTTTAATGTGTTTGAAACAATAGATGTTAATTTACCAGACGTATCATAAGATAAAATCTGAACTAACACTTTGTTATTGTTTTCTGTAATTGCAACTTTTGCAGGTGCTCCGAATTGTGATGGCATTTTTCTAACAAGTGCTTCATAGTCGTTTACTGTTACCGCTCTATTTTGTGAAGCAAAATTGAATGACACATAATTTCTTGCATCTTCAACAGTTGGTTGACCAGCTCCACCGATAGCTGCTGTTACGTTATTACATCTTAAAGATCCAACAACTTGTTGGTTTGTAGATTCTGATGGACCATTCACAAAAAATGAAACGGTTCCAACTTGATTAATTACATTGGTCCCTAAGTTTGTTGATAATCCTCCACCTGTTCTATATTGAATGAATAAAGTAGTATTCGACTTAAGAGCGGATCCTAACGATAAATTGTTTTGATATAATTGTAGATTTAAAGGAACTCCCATCGTTGTAAATTGATTAAGAGCATCTTGGGCTGTATTTGTTCCACCTCCAAAAGTCATCTTTAAAAATCCTTCAGGTGTATATTCTGTAATAAATTTATCTTGTGTTTGAATATAACGACCTACTTTAATACCTGGCTGATCTGATACTTTGGTCGGGTCTTCAATGAAGATTCTATCTTCAGCTAAAGCATCAACCTCATACCACTTATTTTGTAAACCTAAAAATTCATTAACTGTAGGTACTGTTGTGTAACTTGTACCATCCTTTAAAAGAACACTTGTAACACCTAACACATTCTTTTCAGGTAAGAATACCTCTAAGAATGGTCTTACATCACTTGGTGTAATAACTCTTTTGAACACTTTAGTAATACCATTAACAACAACTTCTCTTTTAGTTATAGTATAGTTAACCAACCTATTACTACTATCAAAGTTTGGTATTTTAAGTCTATTAGGAAATCCTTGCGAATTATATGGAGATGCGAAATCAATGTCTTCTACGTTTTCAAAAACTTGTCCAGCACCTAAAACTTGTGATCCTCTTCTTAATTGTCCCAAGTATCTTTCGTCCTCTTTATCACCAAATGCAGGTACTGTTATTGAAAAATCAACTAAAGCAACTGAAGGTCTTTGACCCGGTAACTTTAATCCATAAGTTCTTGCTATGTTGTAAATTGAAGATCTTTGTTGAGCATATTGAAGAACTGTCTCTTGAATACTTCTATCAATATGATAATGTAGATTATCTGCAACAGCAGCATTTAAATCCAAAAACACTGAAAACACCGAAGCGTCATTAAAGTTTTGAATTAATTCAGGATAATAAGTACGAACGTATTGTATAAGTTCTGATCTTATTCCTTCGAAATCTCTGGTTGTATATGATATCTTACGATTAGCCATCTATCTTAAATATTGATAATTACAAAATCACTTGTTGCAAATGCACTGTCTTGGACAGAATATTCTATTTTTATTTTTGCAGTATATTCTGCGGTTCCCTTTCCAGGGTATCTATAAACAGGTGATGTTGGTAAGTTTGATGTGAAAGCGTTGTCATCCGCCTCCTCTTCTGGGTTTAGAGGTTCTACTGTTAATCTATTAATTAACAAGTTTGGAATATATTTTTCGACTGAAGATCTGATGTCAGATTCAATAGCGTCGAAAGTTAAACCATCGAATGGTTCAAAAAGATATTCATAGAGTCTTGTACCAAAATCAGGTAAAAAATATCTAGATCCCTTTCTAGTAAGAAGTAGGTTAATAAGATCCGCTCTGATTTCTTGTCCCGCAGTATTGGTTAAATCCAAGTAGTCACCACGAACAGAATCTCTGAAAGGAAAATTTATACCATATGTAGTTCCGTCTCCCATATAGTGATAAATATACTTGCTTTATTTTTCAATTAAAGTACTATTACCTTTAATTGCTTTTGGAGTAAAAGGACAATGTCTACAACCGTTTCCACAACAATATCCTCTTTTAATATGATATTCTTCAGTCATCACTTTAAATCCGTTTTCAATATAAAAATCAGAAGGGAGAAGTTTTGGCTTCTCCCTTACTGTATTATCTGTTTCCTTTGATCGAGTCATACATTCCAGT